TCCTTATCCGTATATGTCTTGCCATTGCTCTGCAAAGGCTTCGTCTAGATTAACTGAGTATCGTTTTTCTGTTTGTGCTCTGGTTGCCCAGCGGTTCTTTGCATACCTACTGATGTTGCTAGTCTGCTGCATAAACTCCCGTGCTCTTAGCACAACAAACCACAGTGCCATAACACAGTCAGTCTTACCACGAGTATTAGGCTTCCAGGTTATTAATTGCTGGACTAGTGCCTTCATACCCTCTGAGTTATCCGTTGAAGGAAACTCGATAATGTTATTCTTTTGGAACTTCTCATCCCTTACGGTTCCCATTAGCATAGACATACCCGCTACACCAAAGTTAGAGTCCCATTTGTTTTTGCTAGTAAAGTGAGATTCTAAACGGCAGCCATATGCGGCTAACCAATTTCTTAAATCATCATCTAGTGCATAGGCTTTTTGGTGAGCGTTAATCTCAACTCGTAATTCTTGTGGTCTGTATTTATCTACCAAGTGCTCAATGATGTCTTGAATCTTTTGTGGGGTAGGGTCTGACATATTAACGCAGTCAAGGACATATATCCTGCTGTCTGCTCTGTTATATGTGGCCACCACAAACGCGGCATTCCCGCCCATTGCGGGGTCGAAACCAATAATGGTGTACCCCTCAATGCGCGAGGGATGTCCTACGGCACCCGCTTTCAGCGGTCCGCGTTTGCGCTGTCCATTAACACAACCTTGAACAATTGCAGGTGGAAATATATTATCTTCGGAAACATCCTCTTGTTGGTAAACCAAGGCCCATGTTGATGGTGTTACTTCGCTGCGTCTGCGGAATAAGGCTTTGCCGTCCCACTTCGGGAAGAACCCTTCTTCGTCAGGTACGTCAGAATCCCCATCCCAAGGAAGGTCCGATTTAGGCCAAAGCGTTTCCCAGTCTTGCGGCTTTTCTGAATATTCCAAAACAGCAGGCATGCCCATATAAGTAAAAGGGCTTTTACCACCAGACCAGTGTTTCGTCTCGCGGAGTTCTTTGTAGAAGTCTTGTGCAGCAATTCGCGTCCCTACGATTAGTAATTTACCATTTTTACCCAAACGGGTAATAACTTCTTTTTGTAGCCAGTTGATTTGTTTTTCAAACTCATGGGCGTTTGCTGTAGTTATGCAGTCATCTAGAATGATGAGGTCAGCACGAGCACCATAGATTTGTCCACCCATACCAAGTGCTTGGATGGTGGGGTCCTTCTCACTAGAATTTCGGGCATCGCTCCCAAGGTAAACGGTATCAACTCGCCAAGTGTCTGAATCTTCTTTCCAACCACCTTCAGGGCCAAAAGTTGTTTGCAACTTTAACCAGCGTGGATGGGAGAGTCTCTGCTTGATTGCGTACACGAACTCACGTGCTTTGATTAACGTTTTAGAAACCACGATAATGCGGATATTTGGATTGAGAGCGATACGGTATGTGGAGTAGTTTACGGTGATGACTGTGCTCTTAGCATGCTCAGGTGGCACGTTGATTAAGAGACGGGCTGGGTCACCCTTTTCGTAAACCATACTAGGGTGCAGCCATGAAGGCTCTCTGTCCTCTAGTAGGTCAATCCAATCTTGATGGTGGGGGAATACCCTCTGTTGTAAAAATATTTCTGAGAATCTTGGGAAATCTATTTCCTCTTTTGGGATACCCAGCGAGGCAAGGGAAGCATCCTTTGCTGCGGCTTTAGCCTCTGTCAGGTCGGCTGCAAATTTTTTATCCCTAAGCATCCAGATTCTGACGGTATCTGGTTTCTTACCACAGACTTCCATAGCCTTATGGACTGAGTGGCCTTCGGCCACGAGGGCTAGAACTTTAGCCTTTGCCTCTGCCATAGCCAGAGATTTAGGGTTAGAATTGCCCTTGTTAAATGTCATTAGTCCTGTCCCGTTTTCATCAGTTGTAACAGTTCTTAGATACAGTCTGTAACGCAAGTCCCCCAAGGACTTGCTACTGTTAAAAACAGAAACAGTCTCTATACTGTTTAATCCGTCCAAACAGCCAAAACGGACGTTTTGTTTTGAAATATTTTTTTATTATGCCAAAAATCAGTACAAAATAGGACATATAGGTACTGGTATGGGGGATATACTTTGTACGGGAAAATCTTTTATGTAGATACATATACTAACTCAACTCTCCATTAAACATGCCTGGGTCAATACGAGTTGCTCTACATCACATACAGGCACTGCTTGTCCTGAACAGAGAGACGCGGAGCGGATAGCAGTCTTCGGCGCAGCCATCCAACAATGGGCGCCTCAGTTAAACTAAATTCTGAGTTGAGTAGTTGGCATTCATTCCTTGTCAAACCAAAAAGCGGTTTGACAATTCCCTTCTGCCAACTTCATAAGGAAAGGGTAGTTAGATGGTCTAACTACAACGCATGGGATTTTCCCCTGCGCTTAGTGCTAGGGGAAAAGTCCCCTAGTGTAAAGGAGATATATCATGAATAAGTTCTCATTTGAGAATGCCCGTGTTAACAAAGTCTGGGATAACAAGAATCGCTTCAATCTTGGTATCCTTGACTCCAGAGCAGTTGCTCAACCAGACGGTTCCTACCAATCCGTCTTCGTTGCTTCACGCATCCTAACAACTGCTAATCCTGACCACCTTGAGTTCATCCGCAAAAATCTTGTGGATACCTCAGACGCAGTGGTCAACATCAGTGGCTACATGGAAACCAAGGCTGGCAAGAAACCTGGCACTTGGTATGACAACCTTGTAATCACCGAAATCGCTCTGGCCTAACCAACCAGCCGATGACATCATTTGCTTTGTCATCTTCTACACAATCCTTCTCATGCTCTCACGAGAATCCAGCCACTTGGTTGGATACTCGTGATGAGTATTGCGTAGAATGTAATCTACTTCAAGAAGGTTCTAGTGCCGAATACGCACTAAACTTTCAGCAGATTAATAGGAGTGAGCAGGAGTCAGAACCTGCTCAATCTATTGATATACCCGATAAGAAAGGGTTCAACCATGAATGGACTAACCGTGATGGCGAGACCCTAGAAGGTGTATACGATATAACCAATCGTCTTCCCAGTTGGTTATTCCTAGGCAAACATGTCTTCCCTATGTTTGAGCAAGATGAACTCAATGCTTATCTTGCTCTTCCATCAACAGATACAGTATGCGTTATGTGCCACTTACAGGTCAATAGATTTGTAGGCTGCCAACAATGTATAACTCCATCTCAATCTCTATACAATGAGATTAGCAGGGTTATGTATCTATAAACAACAGGCAAGGTGGGGTTCGTGCCTCACCTTGCCACCAAAAATTTTTTTATTTTGCGGGACCGCAAAGTAGGTTAATTGGATAACTACGAGTCGAACAGGAGATAGTATGTATTTAGATACAAGCACCATGATTGGTATTATGATAGCCCTAGTTGCCAGCATCTTGACTATTGGCTATAGCATTTATATAATCAAGACACAGAATGAAATCATTCAACGTATGAGTGATGCCGCTGCAACCAGACGCAAGATGGAAAGGTAGATAGCAATGAGAACCAGAGAAGAACTACTCAAGATTAAAGAAGCATTTGCCTATGCAATGATTGACCTACTTGATGTATATGATGAACTCTTAGCCACAGGCAGAGTATATGTAGATGAACCTACAGTTAATGACCTTGCCAAAAGTGAGGCAGAATCTAATGGCTAAGTTAGACAGACTGATTATACTTAGAGATGAATTCCATAGGGCATTAACAAATCCATTGTTTGATGAACCAGAAAACTATTGTGTATTACTAGATGTAATACAAGATGCTATAGACAAGGAGGAATCAAATGCTTGAAGAAGATACACCACAATGGCAGCATACCGTGTGGATTATGGCCAAAGTTAGGTGCCGAACTACACACATAGATGTAGATAGAGCAGGCAATGACGCTCTTGAAGACCCATCCGAATGGCATGTGCTAGAGTTTGATACGGGTATCAAGCATAGCCAAGAGATAATTAGGGTGAGATGATTGAACAACTCATTGAAAGTTCATACCTCACACCATCACAATCTTGGACATTCTTACTACTCTTTGGATATATCACATGGAGGATTATTAGATGAAGAGATTGTTAGCAGGGTATTTAAGTTGGCTACTGGCGTTCTTATCAACACCATTCTTACCCAGTCCAGCAATGGCAGCAGCAGTAGCCACACAGTTGCAAGCCAACTGCTTAGACATATCAGTATGGACACCACGCATGGCGAAGGCATACGCCCAAGCATTAGTGCAATGGAATTACCCACACTGGAACAAGTCTGAGTGGCGAGCACTCGCAAAACTTTGGGGTAAAGAATCTGCCTGGAATCACACGGCAGATAACCCCAAGTCTACTGCGTATGGCATCGCACAAATTTTAGGAACTAAACCAAACACCCCAGCCCCGCTTCAGATTGAGCGGGGGCTGGAGTATATCCAGCATCGCTACGACAAACCATCAATTGCTTGGGCACATTGGCGCAACAAAGGATGGTATTAGATTTCTACGAGAGATGCAGGGCCTAGCCAGCGTAATCGTAGATTCGCACCACTTGGATAAGTGATTATGGAAGGTGGGTTATACCGCTACCTGCGAACACGGTATACAAACAACTAACAAAGGAGATAGATATGGCAAGAGGAAATGGCAGAACAATTAATGTAAAGATACCTACAGTTAAGGTAATCAATGCATTAGAAACTAAGTTAGCCCAACTAAAGATTGACTACGCATTACAAGATGAACATGAAGACAAGTATCGAAAAGCCCGCGAAAAATGGGAAAAAGATATTAATGTATGGGCAAATAAAAACTTTGACAAAGCAATAAATATCAGAACAAACTATCGTTCATGGAACTCAACTATGAATGTTGACTTTGATATAATTTGTGATGCCACAGATTTTCCACAAGAACCTGACCGCAACTATGAGGTTATGCCTTCACACCAATACAGAGATAATGTCGAAGAGATTGAGAATGCTATTCGTATTCTTAAACTTACAGATGAAGAAGTAGTATCAACATCTACTTACAATTCAATAGCCAGATACCTATAGTATCGGGCGCCGCCAATAGGGGCGGAGCGCCCTCAAACAAAGGAGATAACATGATAGACCTAAACTATGAGTTACTTCGTGATGAAGTAAAGCAACAGTTAAGTGCACAAGAAGGAACATACAATCCAGATGACCGCGATACAAATGTTCGTATTGTTGAGGACATTCGTAAAGCAATTGATGGTGTAGCAGATGGGATTACCCCTTCGGCTGCACACATAGCAGAGGTAGCCATTGCTACTAATGAGAACCTACAAATCCGTGACTTCCTAATGGGTGTTCAATTAGAAAAGGACATTGATTATGTAGGTGAATACATCTCATTGCTTGGTAATGTAATTGTTAAAGACAAAGCAGTTCCATTAGCCACAATATTTTCTGGTTATCTATATCAAATTGAAAAGATAGATGAGGCCAAGGCTATGATAGTTGAAGTCTTAAATCTTAACCCAGGGTATGCATTAGCAGGCTTACTTAACAGAGTATACCAAGCGCAATGGGCACCAGGTGAGTTTAAGAAAATGGCACAGCAACTACACTTTAAAGTTGTAGATGAAATCTATTCTATAGATACACCAGAGGTAAACAATGACTAACGATACATTAATACACGGCACAGCACGCAAGGCTGCGTGGCACAAAGCAGGTGTAGCAGTCGAGGCTACATCAGCCAGTGAGGTAGCCAGTCAAGCAGGATTAGACTGGTCAGTATCATTGCATGACATCGAGGCTAACTACCAGATACCAGGTAACGAATCAGTTACTCGTATCCCAGTAGATAACAAGAAAGCAGTTATCAAAACAACACCAACTGGTGAGACATCAGCCATTGGTGTAGTAGGTAATCGCTATAAAGTATTTCAGAATGCAGAAATCTTTAGCACACTAGATAACTTAATTGATTCTAGTGGCATGAGATATGCAGCAGCAGGTGAGTATGATGGTGGTGCAAAGGTATGGATGTTAATGGAAACTCCAATGGAAATGACCATTGCTGATGACCCACATGCAGCATTCTTACTAGCCAAAACTAGTCATGATGGTAGTAGTTCAGTAATCATCAGACCAATCATTGAACGATTGTTTTGTATGAATCAAATCAATAGGATATACAAAGGCAAAAACAAGTATACTTATCAGTTGAGCCATACAACTAATGCGTTCCTATCAGTATCAGAGATTAGCAATATCATTAAGTTAAGTTATGATATGGCTAATGATTACACCGCATTGGCAGACACATTACTTGCTAGACAAGCAAGCCATGAGCATGCCAAAAATTATTTCAAGCGTGTGTTTCCATTACCTACCAAGATAGAACAAGTTGAATACAACTTACTATCTACAGGTGAAAAGAAACAATATAATCGTGCTATCCAAGCAAGAGAAACAGCATTCAATATCTATGCTGCCTCTCCTACCCAGGAGAACATACGAAACACAGAGTTTGGTATGTGGCAAGCAGTCATAGAGTGGGCTGACTACAATGCAAAAGGTAAGAACCTAGCATTGCGTGCTATCTCAGGCACCAGTGATGCTATTAAAACAAGAGCACTTGAATTGTTAGGAGTATAAGTATATGATATCCAAGTTCAAGGAATGCAATGTATGTAGACAGAGAAAGGAAGTAGTATCTGAATCATTATTTGCCAATGGTTTGTATGGCTATTGGTGTGATGACTGCGATAAAGCAGAGGGTGCTACTCATGCACAAACATCAATCAAAGTAAGGAGATAGCATGACAATGTATTACAGTGAGGTAGATGGCACAGAGCCAACCATCTCTATCCAGGTAAAGGATACCAAGTATACCTTTACTAATGAATCACTAGCCAGATTGGTAGAAGAAAAAGAAAGTATTAAAATAGAATTACTACAGGCTGAACGCAAACTTAGAAGCGCTCAGTTTGATGTAAGAGAGTT